ATTTCTGAGATGACTTTAGCACACGCTATAGCAATGTCCATATGCTCTTTTTGTGTTCCGTTTGCACCTCTAAGTTGAATATAATGTACCCAACTTCTAATTGTTCCATTCATGTATAGGCGTGTTTTGGTTAGACCTTCTGGTAACACTACACGGGCTTGTTCTTTTGCAATACCGTTGTCAATTGCCCATTCGTAAACTTCCTTGGCTTTGTCAATGACACTTTGTTGTTTCATTTGCCATTCGTAGTGTAAGTCACTTTCAGTATCGATCTCAATACTGTTTTGTCTGTTCTTTGTATCCTGTAAACGTGCTTCACGTGTTACAAACTGATTACCCATCTCTGCAGGATCAGCGTAACGTTGACTAAACTCTTGGAAAGCAAAACTACGATGTCGCACAATTTGATGTGCAATATCTCTAGTTGTGTTGATTTCTAGTACAGCATTAACCATTTCTAAAGGTGACCAATGTTGATGTTTAATTAGATATTTGATTAAGCGTTCGCTTGTTTCTGTGTTAATTTGTGCTTGTGGATTTGATACCTTTGCACAAAATGCAATTAGTTCTTGTAGGTCTGTTAACCCTTCGTTTTCAAATTCTTCTGTTGCTCGACTATACGATACTAGTTTTACTTCTGTCAACTGTTTATTTCCTTATGTAAAATACTGTAGGGCTACACCACGTAGCCCTACCAGTGGGTGGGTTACTGTGATACTGCTGCGTTTTTTCTAGCGTTTTTAGTATCAGTGATTTCTTTTCTACGTTCTTTTGCGGCTTTAGTCATTTCTTGTAATGCTTTACGGGCTCTGGTTCCTGCTGCTCCATTGCCGTTTTCAAATTTTTCGTTTTCTTCCAAAAACGTCTCAAATGCTGATTTTAGTGATTCTACGTGTGTACTCATAATTTATTTTTCCTTTTAATCTGTGCCGAGAGTCTTCTCAACAGTCATAGTATATAAGCCTAGACTGCAAAAGTCAACTATTAAAGTGGTTAAATACGTACATAATGAATGATTTTACTCTTATTCCGTTCCACAACATTGTTAAGTTCGGACAAACTACAATGCTAAAACAGCCACTATTCAACGTTAGTTGGATACTTGGTCGCTTTTGTAATTACAGTTGTAGTTACTGTTGGCCGTATGCAAATTCAAATGTTCCGGATCATCAAGACTTTGAAGTGTATACAAATGCAATAGATGAAATTAAAAGACAAGCGAGAGAAAACGGATTTACTGAGTTTCATTTTAGTTTCAGTGGAGGAGAACCAACAGCATATAAAAAGTTTGGTGACCTAGTTGAATACTATGCAAATGACGATGAGGCTAAGTATCAAAGCATACACCTTACAACTAATTTAAGTCCAGGTGAGAAATGGTGGGCAAGATTTATAGACAACACCAGTCACTTAACACGTCGAAGCATCACTGCAAGTTATCACGCAGAATTTGCAAACGAAAAAGACTTTGGTGATAGATGTTTGCAACTCATGGAGGGAGGAGTATTTGTTACAATTAATCAAGTTATGGTTCCTGAACACTTTGAAGAATACTATGAGCGTTGTAGTAGATTCGCAGACAAAGGAATTAACGTCACTCTTAAACCGCAGTCCGACCCTACCGCGTCTAGAATAGTTGATGGTTATACAGATGAGCAAATTGATAAGTTACAAACAGGCTTTCCACAAAATTGGAAAGGCGAACAAGTCATGCAAATGTATTTGGAAGATGCCAAAGGAAACCATTACGGATTGGATCAAGCAGAAAGAATGAATGCATTTAACTTCAACAAGTTTAAAAATTGGCATTGCAATGCAGGGTATCAAAGCTGCATTATAAGGGGTGATGAAGTTAAGAGAGCATATAGTTGCAGCGATATCCCTTTAGGAACGCTACAGGGCGGTTTTACGCTGTTTAAGACACCATCTAAATGCATTACTAGCTCTTGTGTAAGCAGTGCAGACAGCAAGATACCAAAGGTACTACATGAAAGTTGAAATAGAAGATATAAAATTTTGGATGGATGCAGTTCGCAATAGCGAAGATAGAGATCGTACACTTGAAAGTTTTTGGGGTGGACAATTAAAATCTAAAGAATGGTTAGTCGAAACATTACAAAGAAATCATCATGTGTCCAATATTAGTTGTGTCATATTCGGAGGATGGAACGGAGTATTAGCAAATTTATTGTTTAACAGCACAATAGGTTTCAAGCATATCACAAGTGTTGATATTGATCCTAAGTGTGCAGAGACAGCAACCACAATTAATAAACGTCAAGAAATGGAAGGGCGATTCACAGCAGTTACCGCTGACATGTGTGAGTATGAATATACCAATCAACCTTACATGGTTATTAATACAAGTTGCGAACATCTTACACAGCAACAATATAACAAGTGGGCAAAACGTGTGCCAAAGAGTTCAGAAGTAATTTTACAATCTAATAACTACTTTGAACTAGAAGAACATTTAAATTGTTCAAGAGACCTTGATAGTTTTAAAAAGAAATCTAAATTAAACACTGTGCTAGTTAAAGATCAATTAGAATTACCCAAATATACACGTTACATGCTTATAGGAAGATTTTAATGTTTGACTTTTCAGATCTTAAAACAATACATATTGAGCTGACAACAAATTGCCAAGCCAAGTGTCCTATGTGTTCACGTAATATACACAGTGGTATTGAAAACCCATTACTAAAAATTGTTGGTTGGACATTAGAAGATTTCAAAACTATTATAAACAAAGAAGTATTAGAAACAGTAGACCGTATATACTTTTGCGGAAACTTTGGCGACCCTTTACTTAATGACAACCTTGTTGAAATGTGTAAGTACGCAAAAGAAACAAGTCCTAAAACTGCAATAGGAATTCACACAAACGGTAGTTTAAGAAATGCAAAATGGTGGACAGAACTAGCACAGTCTTTACCACAAGATCATTGTGTGTACTTTGCACTTGACGGTTTAGAAGACACTCACAAATTATATAGAGTTGGCACTGACTGGAATAAGATTATTGAAAATGCAAAAACATTTATTGAAGCAGGTGGTCGTGCTAACTGGACTTATATCAAATTTAAACACAACGAGCACCAAGTAGAAGAATGTAGAAAGATTGCAAAGGAAGTAGGCTTTCAAGATTTCACAGTTAAGAACACATCAAGATTTTTAGTTGAACCTAAGTATGATGTGTGGGACAAAAATAGAATACCTATATACAGTTTAGAAGCACCATCTGATACTGAAACACATTTTTTACCTAAAGAAGTAATTGATGATTATAAGTCAGTGTTAGATGAAGCAGAGATAGACTGTCATGTACAAAAGATTAAAGAAATTTATATTGACGGATTTAAAACTTTATTACCTTGTTGTTGGTTAGCACAAACGCCAATGACGTTTTACGATCCTACACATATTTGTGAAGATGTAGTAGACATGTTGCGTAACCAATACAATAAAATGATAAGCGACTTTGGTGGTATACAAAATCTTGATGCAACAAAAGGAATAAAAAATATTATAAGTTCTGACGTATGGCAAAACATATGGAAGAAAAAGTGGAACGAAGATAAAATGCTTATGTGTGCAAGAACATGTGGTAAGTTTAAAACTTTTGATATCTCTCAACCACAAGATCAATTTATAGAAAGAGAAATGCTGTAATGACTTGGTACTACGACAAAGAAGATACCAGACTAGGTAAGTTCCAAAGAGAACTTGCAGAAGCATCTACAAAATCATTTTGTGTGTTACCTTGGATACACATGGCAACTAGACCAAATGGTGATATGAGATTATGCTGTACATCTAATGCAAGTGGTGCAGGTGACGATCATGAAGTAGGACTTGTAAAGATGGAAGATGGCAAGCCTGCAAACTTTGGTAAACACACTCCTATGGAAGCATGGAATAACGATTACATGAAAAGTGTGCGTAAAACAATGTTACGTGGAGAAATTCCTGCAAGTTGTAAAGGCTGTTTCAAAGAAGAATCACAAGGTATTGTTAGCAAACGTATATGGGAAAGTGCAACGTGGAAAAATGACGAAGGTGTTGATATACCAGAGCTTATTGCACAAACACAAGAAGACGGAACCGTACCTGAACAATTACAATATCTGGATCTAAGATTAGGACATACATGCAATATTAAGTGTGTAATGTGTAGCCCTCACGACAGTAGTAAGTGGGTTGCGGACCATAAAAAACTTATTCCTGTGCTACAAGACCCAGAAGTTAAAAGACAAATGCAGTGGGATAGAAAACTTTTTAATAATAAATGGCATGAAAAAGATACTTTTTGGCAAGAGCTTAATGCACAAATACCTTACCTGAAGCAAGTATATTTCGCAGGAGGAGAGCCATTAATGATTAGAGAGCATAAACGCTTTCTAGAAGAAATTATTAAACAAGGGTACGCAGACAAAATATTAGTAAGATATAATTCTAATGGTTTACTAGTTGACGAAGAACTAATTGATATATGGAGTAAGTTTAAGAAAGTTAAGTTTGCTGTAAGTATTGATTCATATAAAAAGCGTGATGAATATATTAGATTTCCAACAGACTTTAATCAAGTTGAAAAAACTTTACACATGCTAGACAACACACCAGATAACATTCATGTTAGTATTGCAACAGCAGTGCAAATATTCAATATAAAAACTATACCTGAATTTATTAAATGGAAAGTTAACAGTAATTTTAAAAAGATGAATGTTGGTTTAATTGACGGACATGTTATGGGTGGCGGTCTTGTAAATGCACATCTAGTACACATACCAACATTCTTAAATATTACAATACTGCCTGAAAAAGACAAGCAAGAAGTACGTGAAAAGTTTGCTGAACTAAAACAATGGTTATGGGATAACTTTACACAAGACGATGAGTTTTGGAAACACAATCCTAAAGGATGGCGTCAATGGGAAGGATTATTAAAGCATATGGATAGTTGTGATAACAGTCATATGTTACCTGGCTTTAAAGAATACGTTAATAAGTTAGATGCAATCCGTGGATTAGATGCAGCAAAAATATTTACTGAACTAGATCACTTACTTTAGTAAGGGGTATATCAGCAGCACAAGTACACCACTTACGAGTACAAGTTATCCACTCTTCCGGTTGTTCAAAACTGCCGTCATAAATGTTACCTATACTTCCACCAACTCTACAAGTAGCACGATGAACTTCACCGTCCCAATTAATCATTAGGCTTTCGATACCTGCACTACATTTCCAACCTTCAAATTGATTTAGATGT